GATTCGTAACCCTTGGAGGTGACGATTCGTAACCCTTACGATTCGTAACCCTTACCGATTGTAATGGTTGGGCAAGAAAGGCTTCCAAGGCTTCTGAATTCAGCCGAAACCATAGCTTTGGAGGTGAGCCTTTCATTTGCTCTGAAAGAATGCCTTTTTCCTTCAAAAAAGCCTTTGCTCTGCGAAGCACTCTTGCCGTGATTCCGATTTCTTCCCATTCGTCTTCAGTCTTGTAAAACCAGCCAGGTTGATTGTGAAATTCGACAGGCAACCACTCCAAACGGTTCGCGTGGTCTTTCCGGTAAAACTCATCCCACTTCGCAAGTTCTGCCAGTACAACCGCAATCGCTGGGTCTGGACAAGCCTTGAGCAGTTTGTAATTTAGAACAACGTAGTGATTGCCTGCCATCTTGACCTATGCGGCTTCAGTTGCGGTTGCCATCGTCTGAGCAATTTCCTGCTCTACTTGTTTCTGAATAAGCTTCAATCGGTCTACCTCGCCTTTTTTCAAGTCACCTCGTTTGGCGTAGGCATTTGCCAGACTGTTTGCCTCTTCGAGTGCCTCTTGAGATTGGCAAGACTCAAACTGCTCTTTCAGCAAAAAGAAGGCTTGTGAACCTTCAGGATTCACAACTTTTGGTGCTGGTGGTTCTTCTTCCTGTGCGTCCGGTTCTGGCGTGATTCCCGATAGACCAAAGGCTAGTCGAATGGCCTGTTTCATTGCAGCATGACGAAGCATCCGGCTGGGGTATTGTTTCCAAGGTTGGCTGCCAGTGTTGCACTCGCTCAAGAACTCTGTCACCACGGTTGGTCTTTGTCGGTCTTTCCGGTAAATCGTTGCGGTAACGCTGACAACTTGGCCTTTTTCGTCTGTGGCATGATTGAACTCAATGCCGTCAAATTGCGGATGCTGATTCATAATCTTGTTCCAACCATCCACACTCATCACAACGCTGATACCACCGGATTTTGCCGGAAAGGCGTAAATCTCTCGCGTCAATGGGTTCAGGTTGTGCTGTTTGGCAACTGCCAGAAAAGCCATCAAATGCTCTGGCTTTGTGCCTGTTGGCAAAACCGTCTTGGACAAGACTTCTTGCAGCTCTTCCGGTTTTACCTGGCACTGTTGTGCCACTTGCACGATTAGGTTTTTTTCGTTCATAATTCACCTTTTGCAATTATAAATTCAGGTGGGAAGTCGTTTAGGTCAAAAGCTAAGAACTTTGTTCCATCAAAGTTTGGAATTGAACGTCCAAAACTAAAGCAACTTTGCCTTAACATCTCTTGCCTAAATATACGCATATCCCCAATAAACCAATGCTCTAGCACTTTTGTTATCTCGTTTCCAAATCCATAAAACAGATAATCTGCTGTTCTGGTTTTTGTGCATAATTTGTAAAGTTCAGAGTTGTTAGAAGTTCCATCTTTAGAGTGCGTTCTTATTGTGAATTGATGCTTATACTGCAAAGCGTCAATTCTGCGAATCCGGCAACCAATTCTTATTTCTTTAAAAATAAAATCAGTAGCTAGCGTTTGATCGTCGTCAACAGACGCAACTTGCAATGAAATTTTACCGATGTGCTTGTTTAAAAGTTCAATAATTTGATTATTAAACTGGTCAGCAAATTTCTTTTCTTCTTTCCAGGTTGGCAAACTGTCTTCGTAATAATAGTATTCTATTTCAAGTTGCTGGCTTCTTTGCCCCATACGTCAAAGCCTTCAATTGCTCTACGGTTAAACATATCCAGTCGTCGGCCTCCTGTTACACGGTTTATAAAATCATAGAATTCTTGAGGCTTGGCGCTATGACCACTCCTCGGTGCTTCAAAGCAAACAGGAAAACTTTTTGTTTCTAGGAATTGGGGTGCACCTTTCCTTGCGTAAAGTGCAAACTCACAGTTGTATTGTGGCAGGTTAAATGGTTGAAAACCGCCTGGCTTGTGCCAGGTAAAGCAACAGACATATTTCAACTTCCAAGTGTCAAGAAGCCGAAAAGCCATTGGCAAAAATTTGTGAGTTGTCCAAAGCCAGACATGGCAATTTTTATCAGCAGGAATCTGAAGATTTGCCATTTGCTCTTCAGCCATTGTTGGATAATCAAAGCCAACTTGATTTGGCGCAACATCCCGTTCAATTTTCGTCATAGGCCAAGGTGGGTCAATCACAATGACGTCATACAATCCGGTTGGTTCAATTGCTTCTCGCGCAGCGACTTCTTTAAGATTCTTAGCAAGTTCTTCTTTCTTTTCTTCCTGAATAACCTCAGACATTTTCTTTGCGCCAGAAAGGATTTTTAATGATTCCTCTGGTTTATTTTCTAAAAGCTTTGCGGCTTTCATTATTGCTTTTTTAGGTTGTGCAATTCCGCGATTTACCTTTTCTTCAATTTCTGAATCAATTGATTTTAGCTTTTCAACGGATTCCGCAAACTGTCCAGCAGTTCTAACAGTCCTATCTGTAACGCCATGCTCTTTTGCTAAAATTTCAGAAGTTCTTAGTGAGGAAGAGGAAAAAGTTTCCTCTTCCTTTATTTCAGAGTTTTTCGGCAAATGACCACCATGTTTTTTCTTTAGTCTGTTGTACCTTCTGCCTAATAACATGGTAAAAGAGTCAGGATTTAGATTTCTTCTCCCTAGCTGATTTTTATCAATCCAGTCCTTTGCCTCTTCTCTCGAATTAAATTCTAGCTCACAAGTTTCATAATCTAGGTTTAGTCTTGTGCAGATTTCATATCGGTTATGCCCATCTAAAAGAATTTTAGGCCATTCATCTTCGTAATATTCGTAATATTCTTCATCTTCATCATCGCTTTCCCATGAGATTATCTGTCGATAAGGATTGTCCCATTCAGGCGCATCAGTTTTATTTGCTTCGTCATATCGCAAAGTCGTTATTGCACCTTCTGGTTTCCATTCAGCCATAGGCCAAACAACCAATGGATCTCTAGCGCCACCATGTTCAATTAGATTCTGCTCTAGCTGTGTCCGTTCTTCTTCAGACAATGGTGGAATCAGTGACTCGAATTCTTTATCAACAATTATGTTCATTCTTCTCTTTAATTCGCGCCTTCCAGCCAGCTTTAGCTTCCAAGATAAGCTGTATCGCTTGCTCCGGTACATGAAGTGGGCTTTTGTTTAGGGAGGACGCCCAAACCGGAAAACCAGAAGGCTTAATCTGTTATAAAATCATCCTCATATTCAGAAGGCTGAGAGCCTTGCACCCAGACTGGATTGATGTATTGCGTGATTTGTCCACCACGATTGATGAACGCCAGAATCTCTTCTGGAAAAAGTGAATCAGCCGGAACTTCTGTCGAGGTGACTGAAGCGTTGTTCCACTTCTCTTTGACCTCAACTTGTTTCTTCGCCTCAATCTCTAGCTCTTCTCTTTTCTCAGCAGCCTTATTTCCAAAGTGGACTTTGCGGCATTCAGCAGAACAAAACTTTGCTCGGCTTTTGCTCGTCACTGGCTTGAATTCGGTTTTACAAATCCAGCATTTAAGAAGTCGATTGTGGTCGAGCCTTGAACGGTTTCTTTTAAGGTGAACCAAACCGTTGCAGGTAGGCGAGCAATACTTCTGGCTTCCGGCTTTTGGTTGAAACGTCTTCTGGCAAACCTCGCATTCTTTGGGTTTCAAAGTCCCAGGCATTCGAGGAATGGTTCCTCTGACGTAGGCTCGTCTTTTGTCGTTGATATAACGACATTCCTGACTACATAAAATGTTGCGCTCAGTTCTAGGCTGGAAGACCTCACCACACTCAACGCATGGTCTTGGATCAACGATTACGGTTCTCTTGTAGTGCTGGTTGTAGCACCTAGATCCACAAAACCGCTGATCTTTGCGAGTGGGTAAAAACAGTTTGCTGCATCGCTCGCAGGCGATCTTGACTTTCGGCTTTCTGACTTTGTCGCGATAACGTGCAGCGTTTTGTTTTTTCAGCTCATAGCCACAATTGTGGCTACAAGTCTTGTGACTACTGGACTTGCGATTAAATTTCTTGCCGCAAATCACACACTGAGGCTTGGTGTGCTTGGCTTTCTGTTCGTCTAAGCAGATTTGTCCACAAACCTTTTCTTGGCCTTCGGTCAAAAACTTCAGGCCACAATTCGTGCAGGTTCTAATCGTCAATGATTGCCTTGTCGTCCCAAGTGTTTTCGTTGAATGGATCGTCCAACCTGCTGAACTTCTCTTCCTTCGATATGTCTAGCGGCTTCAAATCAAAACAGTTTCGCTCATGCTTTGGGTGCGACAACTTGCCGCAACGACTGCATTCGTATAACTGACAGAAGGTGGGTTCACGCCTTTCAGATTGCCGAACCAATCCCCAAAAATAAGCCTCTTTGCGCCTAGTTTCTTCTCTGAAGTCTTCGAGCGTTCGCATACTTCCGGTTAATAAAGAAAAGACGAATGCGCCACCAAAGCTTCTTCCAGGCTGGTGCGGTGTGGTGAGTGATAATCTGTGTCTTTGATTTTCGTTCTGCTCGAAAGAACAAGGCTTGTACGGTAGGTGCTGTGGTCATGTTCAACTCCATGTTTGGTGGGGAAACGTTGCTCAAGCTGCCGGCAGACCCCTCCGCCTTTACTAAAACAACGTTTGTTTTCCCCATGTAGACTGTTCAATGAGGCAGAGCCGTTCCAGCCGCTTCTCCCAAAGCGTCAACTCGGTCAATGAGTTAAAAAACTCTGCCTCAGTCAACAATCAAACAGTTCAAACTGCGCTTTTTCCTTTTTATTTAGAACTAAATCAGCAGCTTTTGGATTTAGTTTTTTGGTAAACTTTAGCTTTTGATTAGTTGGCGCTTTTTGTTTGCGCTTTCTTTGCTCTCTGCTCCAAGTGCCACCGTCAGAGATTGCTTCAAACTGCCAACCGGAAGCCTTTAACGAAACGCCAGATTCAGTGTCTAAAATGTAAGTTTGAATTGATTCGAACCCCATTGCTTTGGCTACTCTGGCTGCGGCTCCATATAAAATAGAGCAAGCGTTCTTGTGTCCATCTGTAGCCAATCTTGAGACTTCAGCAACACGATATTGGTCAATCATTCGGCTTACTGGTCTTCCAACAATCACAACGCCATGAGGAAGCCCAATTTTATCAATACAAAGCAACGCGAAGCGATGACCAACAACCGGAGGATGGTGTCTGTGCCATTGAGCAACTAAGTCATTGGCAATATCCAAGGTTGTTGGAATCACTTGCAGCACTAAATACCCAAATATTTGGCGCTATGTTCCCAATCAATATCTGGATAGTCTTCGCGTGACTTTTTAAATGTTTGGATTTCTTCTCTAAACTTGTCTTCCGCTAAGTGGTCTAAAGTCCCATACTCAAGCCGCATGAATGCTTCGACATGCCTTCCGTTTACAGATGGATCTAGCCTCTCAATTAGTCTTGAATAACTGCTCATGTTCCTCTTCTAGTTAGTCCGCAATTTTTGAGTGGCACGGCTTGCGGTTTGCCGTAAGCGGTTCAACTCAACCGCTCGCTCTGCTTTCGTTGATTGAAT